GATGTCTGGTGCATAGCAACTGCTGACAGGAAAGTTGTTAATGTAAAGCGATTCGAACGGACTATACCTGACAGAGATGTCCTATTGTCGAATTGAGTATCAGAGCTGGAAACCTCAACTGATGCACCTGTCAATTAGCAACCGAGGTATTGAGGAAGTGGGTAGGCGCAGGAAGTATTAGACTTGTCTGTGTGTAGGTTGCTATTACATATTAGATCACTCTTTGAGTGGTCTTTTTATTTTGCATAAAGGAGGTCACGTGATGAGAAAACTACTAGATAAGTTAAGAAGACTCATCCGCCAACGGAATGGAGTGGTAACGACATGAGAAACTGCTGGTATGTATCACTAACAAACCGATATCCGCAACCGAACACTGATGATCCAGTGAGGGTTGTCCAATCAGTCCAAATAAAAAAGAAGTACTCCATCATTGAAATGGCCAGAGAAGCAACACCAAAAGAGATTGATAAATGCAAACTTCTTTATTGCTGTCATGGTTTCTATTCAGATAAACACATACAGGGAAATCTTTCAAAGTATGTGTAGATTACAAAACAAATGTTGCAAACAAGCGAGGTGGTGTCACATGTGAAGAAATACGAACTAGCTAAAGATGATTATGAAAAAGGGTTGAAGTATAGAGAAATAGCGGAAAAGTATGGTGTATCCATCAGCACAGTAAAGTCATGGAAATCCCGTTACTGGTCTCGAGAAAAGGTTGCAACCAAGAACGCAACTATTCCGAACAACAAAGGAGCGCCAGAGGACAACAAAAACGCTGTTACCCATGGCCTTTTTGCCAATTGGTTACCTTCTGAAACATTAGAAATTATGAATGAGGTTGCAACCTCTAAACCTGAGGATATATTATGGAATAATATCATGATCCAGTACACGGCTATTATCCGAGCACAGAAAATCATGTATGTTGATTATGAGGGTAGTTTGTCCAAAGAAGTTTCTAAGTGGTCCTCGAGTGATTCTGGAAGTTCAGAAGAATATGCTATTCAATATGCTTGGGACAAGCAAGCTAATTTCATGAATGCACAATCAAGGGCTATGAGCACGCTATCTAGCTTAATTAGACAATTTGTCTCTATAGCTGATGAACATGATGAACGTAGAAAGAAACTAGAATACATGGATGTACAAGTCAATTTAGCAAAAGCACAATTGAAGCAGTTAGATGATGGTTATGATTCGTCAGAAGAACAAACAGTGATTGTTGATGATATCCCGATGATTGAAAGTGAGGTTGATTCAAATGGGAATGAAAGCCAAGACGAAGCCTCAGATTAAACTAACTGGAATGATTAACCCACATTTTTATAAGATGTGGCACACACAGCGCCCTTATATCTTAATGAAAGGTGGACGTGGTTCATTTAAGTCGTCAGTAATCAGCTTAAAGCTCGCGACTGAAATGAAGAAACATACGCAAGCAAAGCATAAAGTCAATGTTGTTTGCATGATGAGTCAGCACAAGTATTTACGTGATGCGGTTTATCTTCAAATCAAATGGGCATTGAATATGCTTGGGATTGCTAATGAGTATAGGTATCGAATGTCGCCATTGACGATCATCCACAAGCGAACTGGTTCAGCATTCTACTTCTATGGCGTTGATGATCCATTGAAACTTAAATCTAATGCGATAGGCGATATTATCTCATTGTGGTATGAAGAAGCTGCTAACTTTCAAAGTAGTGAAGTATTTGATCAAACAAATGCTACGTTTATTCGCCAACGCTCTAAGTATGTGGACCAAGTAAAAGTTTATTATTCGTGGAACCCGCCAAAAAATCCATACGATTGGGTCAATGAATGGGTAGAGAAATGTAAAGAGCTGGATGATCACTTAGTGGACCATTCTACTTACTTAGATGATGAATTAGGTTTTACTGATCCACAACAACTTAAACTAATAGAGACTTACCGCAAGAATGACGAAGACTATTACAAGTGGCTCTATCGTGGTGAAGTCATTGGATTAGGGACTCATATCTACAATATGAATCATTTCCAACCTTTAGATAAAATGCCGGATAATGACTACATAGCGAATCTTTATTTCTCAATCGATAGTGGTCACCAGGTATCTGCAACAACATGCGGGTGTTACGCGCTTACTAGAAAGAAGAACGTAATCTTGTTAGACACGTATTACTATAGCCCGGCAGGTAAAGCAAATAAGAAAGCACCGACCGAACTATCAAAAGACTTGCATGATTTCATTGATCGTTGCCAGGCTGAATATGATAAATATGCGTATCAAATTACGATTGATTCGGCGGAAGGCGCATTAAGAAATCAGTATTATCTAGATTACAATGTTCGACTGCACACAGTAGCTAAAGCTAAAAAAGTAGACATGATTGATCACGTTCAAAGCTTACTTGCACAAGGTAGGTTTTTTTATTTGGAAAAAGAAAGCAATAAGATATTTATTGAGGAACACAAAAAGTATCAATGGGACGAAGACACGTTGAACAGTGATGATCCAAAAGTTATTAAAGAGGATGATCACTCTTGTGATGGTTTTCAATATTTTGTACGTGATAATCTTCAAGACTTAGACCTGAAATGGTAGGTGAGAAAATGGGAGTATTCCAAACGATTAAAAGTATATTCAAGAGAGGAGTTGATAGCGTGAATATGAGTTATACTGGTCGTGATATTGCTAAGGTAACGGATCATCCTAAAATAGGGATTGATTCAAGAGAATACGATCGGATTGCAAGAAACTTTAGGTACTATTCCAATCTATTTCCTGATATACAATATCGTAATTCATACGGGGAAACACAGAAAAGAGAATTTAAGTCCCTAAATATCACCAAGACAGCTTCTAGACGGTTAGCGAGTATCATCTTTAATGAGAAGTGCAAAGTAGCACTAAAAGACAAGGAGGAACAAGCAGAAGCTTCGAAAAGCATCCAATCAGCTGTAGAGTTCCTAGATAAAACACTTTATGACAACAATTTCTACAATCTATTTGAGTTGAACCTTGAAAAAGGGATTGCTGCAGGCGGTTTTGCTATGCGTCCTTACGTTGACGGTGACAAGATCAAAATTTCATGGATCCGTGCGGATCAATTCTATCCGTTGCGATCAAATACTAACGAAGTAAGTGAATGCGCCATTGCAACAAAGACCATTCAAACAGAAGGTGACGTGAATTACTACTATACGTTGCTAGAATTCCATGAATGGCAAGATGATAAGTATGTTATCAGTAATGAGCTTTATAAATCTGATAACGATAATATTGTTGGTAAACAAATTTCATTAGCGGTTCTTTATCCTGATTTGGCTGAAACTGTCACATTAGAAGGATTGAAAAGACCGCTTTTTGCATACTTTAGAACACCTGGTGCGAATAACAAATCGTTAGAAAGTCCATTGGGCGCTGGTATTGTCGATAACTCAAAAGAGATTCTGGACACAATCAACACAACGCATGATCAATTTGCTTGGGAAATTCAGTTAGGTCAACGACGTGTTGTTGTTCCTGCAGAGTTTCTTAGAGTAGATCAATTGCGCCCGCCGCTGTTCGACACTGATCAGAATGTTTTTGCTGGTGTGTATGGTGCTGAAAATATCGGGGTTAAGGATATCACTACACCTATTCGGACGGTTCAGTATAAGGATGCTATTAGTCATCTGATCAAAGAGTTTGAGGTGCAAGTAGGTTTATCTGTTGGCTCAATGAACTATGCAGACGATGGGATTAAAACGGCAACAGAGATTGTTTCTAACAATTCTATGACGTATCAAACGCGTTCAAGCTATTTAACGATGGTTGAAAAAGTTATTAACGAACTAATCCATTCTATTTTTGAGCTTGCGGGATACGGAGAAATGTTTGAAAGCGAGAAACCGCTATTCTCTATTGAATATGATAGTTATTTAGTAACAGTTAGTTTTGAGGATGGTCTATTTGTCGATCGTAACAAACAATTAGAAAATGATCTAAAGGCTGTAACTGCTGGCGTAATGCCTAAGAAACAGTTTCTTATCCGTAATTACAATCTAAACGAAGAGGAATTAGAAGATTGGTTAGCTGCATTAAAAGATGAAATGCCAGAAGCGGGATCAACCGAACGGCGTAGTCAAGATGCCTTATTCGATTTAGGTGATTAATTATGATTACACCAGAAAAGATGCAAAAGACTGCGAATTCAATTATTAATATCTATTCAGAACTGGAAGACCGAATCTTTAACATCATAATCAAAGCGTTAAAACAGTCTCGTTTTCAAGATGTTGCAAAAGAAGACGTGCTTTTGTGGCAAGTAAATCAACTTTCTAAAATGGGTACACTGAACGATAAAGTTATTGATTTGTTAGCAAGTTATACTGGCGAAACTCAAGAAGCGATTGAACAATTGATTAAAGGAAACGGCGTGAAGATCGTTGATGAAATAGACCGTGAGCTTGAGCGAATGGTGCATAAAAGTATTCCTGTATCTGACGACGTAAATAAAATTCTAGACTCTTTGGTTCGTCAAACTTTCCAAGACTTAAATAATAATGTCAATCAAACGCTGATCACTACTAATTTCAATGAGAATGCAGTCATGAGAGCTTATCAAGCAATTCTCAAACAATCAACCATCGAATCTATGACAGGTCTTAAAACGCATGAGAAAGCCGTAAAAGATAACGTCTACAAAATGGTTGATATGGGAATCAAATCGGGTTTTGTTGATAAAGCTGGTCGAGAGTGGTCGATGGAAGCTTACTCGAGAACAGTGATTCAATCCACCTCACACAGAACGTTTAATGATCTTCGTTTGAAACGAATGGAGGACTTCAACTGTGTCACTGCATTAATGAGTAGTCATCCAGCAGCTCGCGAAGCCTGTGCGCCAATCCAAGGCGGATGGGTATTAACTGTGCCGAAAAATGAAGCGCCAGAAGAATTCAAGCATTTACCATCTATTTACGATCACGGATACGGCGAGCCAAGCGGAACGCAAGGAATTAACTGTACACATATTCTTTATCCTGGCCGTCCTGATGTGAACACAAACAATCAGCCGCGATATGATCCAGAAGAAGTACAAAGAAATGCTGAGATCCAGCAAAAGCAAAGAAGATTAGAGCGTGATATTCGTTACCAGAAAAAGCGAATGAATGCGGCGTTAGAGTTGGAAGATCCCGAAACTGTCCAGATGTGCAAACAAGTGATTGCTAACAAACAGAAACAGTTAAGAGAGCTTATCAACGAACATGAGTTCTTAGTTCGTGATTACAGTAGAGAACAAGTACAAAGTTAATAATTTTAGGCTTAGCAATCGCTAGTCTTTTTATTTTGCCCCGAATACGGCGTTAAACTGTTCAATCCATCGAGGGCGTAGCCTCGTTAAACAACGAAAGGATGAATGAAATGAAACGAGAAGAATTAAAAGAATTAGGTTTAACAGACGAACAGATTGGATCAGTAATGGCTTTGCACGGCGTAACTGTAAACGAACTGAACAGCAAGGTGTCTACCGCGGAACAGCAAGCGACTAAGTATCAAGAACAGTTAGACAAAAATCAAAGTGAGCTTGATGACTTTAAAGCAAAGTCTAAAGGGAACGAAGATTTGGAACAGCAAGTGACTGATTTACAAACGCGCCTTGACCAAAACAAAACCGATTCTGAACAACAGATTGCAGATATTAAGAAATCATCAGCAATTGACTTAGCTCTAACTCAAGCTGGAGCTAAAAACATTAAGGCTGCTAAAGCCTTATTAGATGGCGAATCATTGGAACTGACAGACGAAGGATTAAAAGGATTAGACGACCAACTGGCCGCGCTTAAAGAAAGCGACGGTTATTTATTTGGCCAATCTGAACAGGTTCCACCTAATACCGCCGGTAAGAAGGCTACCTTTTCTGGGAATGCTAGTTCTGCGCAAAACGTTGAAGAAGATGCATTCGCTAAAGCATTAGGAGTTTTACCAAACAAAAATTAAATTTGGAGGGAATAAAATATGGCAATTAATTACATTACAAAAGACAATGGGATTTTCGATCAGAAGATCACTCAAGGATTATTAACGACGATCTTAGGTATTCCACAAGTTGAATTAGTGAACGGTGGTAAATCATTTACATTGACTACTATTTCAACTTCTGGTTTAAAAAACCACACACGCAACAAAGGATTTAACAGTGGAACTTACGGAAATGACAAAAAAGTTTATACAATGGGACAAGATCGTGACGTTGAATTCTACATCGATAAACAAGATGTTGATGAAACAAATCAAGATTTGGCAGTAGCTAACATCTCAAATGTATTTATTACAGAACACGTGCAACCTGAAATTGATGCTTACCGTTTCTCTACTTTAGCTGCAGGCGCAGGCAAGACTAAGGAAGAGACAATTACTGAGAAAAATGCTTACTCTGCAATTAAAGCTGCTATTTTACCAGCACGTAAATTCGGCCCGCAAAACCTAGTAGCGTTTGTATCAACAACAGTAATGGATGCACTAGAACGATCTACTGAGTTCACTCGTAACATTACCAATCAAAACGTTGGTCAAACCGCCTTAGAATCCCGAGTAACTTCGTTGGATGGTGTGTTGTTAGTCGAGGTTTGGGACGACACTCGTTTTAAAACAAAATACAATTTTTCAGATGGATACGTTGCTACCTCTGATGCAAAAGACATCAATATCTTAGTTGTCGCTAAACAAGCAGTTATCCCCGTGGTTAAAGAAAACACCGTCTTCTTGTTTGCGCCAGGCGAACATTCACAAGGTGATGGCTACTTATATCAAAACCGCTTATACCACGACTGCTTTATCAAAGAACAACAAAAAGAAGGTGTATCTGTCTCTTTGGCCCCAAAAGGATAGACCCATCCGGCGTAACTTTGAATAAAACAACAGCTACGCTAACGGTGGGAGCAACAGAAACATTGTCTGCTGCTGTATCACCAGAAACGGCAACTGATAAATCAGTCAAATTTACCTCTAGCGATGAAACAATTGCAACAGTAACACCAGTGCAAGGAAAGGTTACTGCTATTAAAGTAGGAGCTACGACGGTCACAGCGACAACCGTAAATGGTAAAACTGCTACGTGTGAAGTCACGGTAACCGCAGCAAGCGAAGGATAGTGTAGTAGCTATCCTTTTTTATTGAAAGGAGGCAGTTATGAGCTATCTTACGCACGATGAATATTTAAAATCAGGATTCAACAAAGTATCAGTTTCGGAGTTTGATGACTTAGAAAAATGTGCTGCACGTCAACTTAATCGAGTGACAGGAGATTTCTACATGAGACATTCTTTAGCTGATGATACGTTCAAATATCGAGTGGATAAGTTCAAAATCGCAATGGCTGTCCAAATTGAATATTTGAAGTCAGTTGGAGTTACTTCGTTATCAGACTTACTAAATGCTTCCCCTTCAAGTGTAAGCGTTGGTCGTATGCGTATTGAATCTGGAAGCACGAATGCAGCAACAGTTGGCAGAACGATGGTTGCAACAGAGGCTTATAACGAGTTGATCTATACAGGACTTCTTTACAAGGGAGTTGACTATCGATGATTCCTTTAATGCCAAAAGAACTTTGTAACCAGTCAATTACTTTGAGGCTGCTAGATGGTCATGACAAATGGCAAAAACCTATCTTTTCAGACCCAATCACGATTAATCATATGATTTTCCAACCTCAAACAGTGTACAGCGGTAGTAATAACAATCGGCAAGTGGTAGCCAACGCTATCGCTTTTTTGTTTGCTGGAGTATCTGATCCGATGCCAGTGATTAATAAAAATCATGTTGGGTCAAAGATTGACTTTGAAGGTGAGACTTACACTATCACGACGATCGTAGATAACCGTAATCCATACAGTAACGAAGTCTACTCGTATGAGTTGGAGGTGCTGTAATGCTACATGTGAAAGTCAAAAAAAATGGTGTAGATCGTAAGTTGTCCGTGATGAATATCAATTCAGCAATGTATTATATGACATCTCAAATGCACATGGATATGAATCTATATGTGCCTAAACGCCAAGGAAATTTAAGGGACAAATCTTTCGTTAACAAAAACCGAATAACTTATGCTGCTCCTTATGCACGAGCTCAATTTAGAGGGTTTGTTAACGGCAGCAGAGTCAGAAACTATACGACTCCAGGTACCAGCCGTCGTTGGGATCTTAGAGCAAAAGCTAATCATATGGATAGTTGGCGTAGAGCGTTTATCAAAGGAGGAAACTTGTAATGGATTTATGGGAACGATTATCTGACTCGATAGATTCTATTCAAGGCCTTCCAATGCCATGCTCGATGGGGTTCCTTAATGGGGAAGACACGCTTTGTGTTTATTCGATGCCAGGTAGTCGGACAGTAGAAGAATACTTTGACGGCACGAAAGAACGTGAAATGCTCTATGAGGTCGGATTTAACACTAAAGACCAAGAAAAAGCCAACAAAACATTATGGCTTATATCAAATCATTTAGACGAACTCTCAACTCTGAAGTCAGAAGATGAGAGCTTCGTCTTTTTAGGTATCGAAATAAGTGAGACTCCTTTCGTAAGCGAACAGGACGTGCAAGGGAACTCAACTTATTTATTAGGTATCAAAATCACCATTCATCAATTCAAAAATTAGGAGGAAATTTAAATGGCAGAAAATAGTAAAGAATTTTTACTAAACTTTAAAAACAAATTGGAAATCGATACTTCAGGAAGTACAGATTTAGATAAAATCGCATCGGCTAAATTCGCACCATTAGCAGCAGGGATCACAACTATTACTCCGGCTGCAGCGGACACTACAGATGCATCCCATTACTACGATGGAGAAGGATTCGCTGATTCCACTGTAACTGGTAAAAATATCACGTTCCAAGTTGCGGGACACCGTGTATTTGGAGATCCAGCTCAAGATTATGTAGCGTCTAAATTCTTGTCAATCGGAGATGAATTACGCACGTTAGCACAATGGACTGATGCCAAAGGGAATAAGGTTCAAGCGGTCGTTACACTGACTTCTATTGTACCGTTTGGCGGTGCAGCCAATGCTAAACAAACCTTCAGCTTCACAATGGCATTCAATGGGAAACCTAAAATGGTGAAAGCGGGGGAGTAATTAGCCCTACCAGTGTAGCGTTGAATAAAACGACGACTTCACTTGTGGTTGGGGCAAACGAAACCTTAACAGCTACCGTTTTACCGGCAGACGCAACAGATAAAATAGTGACATGGAAATCAAGCGATGCAACTATTGCAGGTGTTGATTCAACAGGGAAAGTTTCAGGAGTTAAAGCTGGAACTGCAGATATCACAGTGACTACTAAAGATGGTAGCAAGACTGCTAAATGCACAGTAACCGTTACAGCTGCATAAAAAAAGATTGAGAATGTATAACTAGAGGCTATGAAGCCTCTGGTTATTAGGAGGAAAACGAATGGCTATTAACAATATTATCAATTTAGATGAAAAGTTATCACTAACTAAACGATTACGAATTGCTGGTCAAGACTACGATGTCATTATTTCTGATGAGGTAGATCAAGCATTAGCTAACTATACAAACATTGAAGTATCTGTCCAACTGCGAGACATGGTTTCTAAGTTAAAAAAAATGGACGATACAGAAACGGCTACAGCAGATCAGTATAAATCATTTACTCAAAATGAAATTGATTCAATGCGAGATAGCGCCTTAGCTACGTTAGATGCAGTTTTAGGTGAAGGAGAAGGCCGACGTGTTTATGAATTTTATGGTTCAAGCACAAAAGTTCTGAACACAGTTATCGGATTGATTCAAGCAGAACTGGATAAGGTAATGGTCGAACGAAAGAAAGCAGCAGACAAACATTACAGCAACCGTCACAAAAATAATAAAAAGAAGTGATCTGATTGTTTGATTTAATTGATGATTTAGAGACAAGCATCTTAATTGATGATATTGAAATACCAATCGATCTTTCTTTCGATACAGTTCTTAAATTCTATGAGTTGTTAGAAGACAAGAATCTCAAATCTTTTGAAAAGATATACAAAGCTTTCGACCTCTTTTATTTCGGTGACGATAATTTTGCTAAGAGATTTACCTTTGACCAAAAAAGTAAATTTGTGGAAGACATCATCAACTACATTCAAAAAAATGCTTATGGTAACTCTGAAAGTGATGAATCATTCGAGACTGACGGGCAACCAGAAAAACTATATTCGTACTCACAAGATGCTGGTGCAATCTATGCGTCTTTTTTTGCGGATTATGGAATCGATTTGCTGACTCAAAGAGGAAAGATGCACTACTTAACGTTCAAAGCGTTACTGGCTGGATTGAGTGAGAAAACACACTTTCAACGCATCTTATCTATTCGCTCAAGAAGTGTTGCTGGCTTAGAAGGGGAAGCATTAACGGCTTTGTTAGAACTGCAAGAATACTATGCGATTGATTCTGAAAAGACTGTAAGCAACTTAGACAATCAGCTTGGAAGCATGTTCGACATGTTAGCTGCACAAGCTAAAAATTAATTAAATACACAATAAATGGAAAGGAGGAAAATGAATGGCAGCAGACGCAACAATAAATATTGATGTAATGCTCTCTAACCTTCCGAATTTCAAAAACGACGTCTCTTTCGTTGATGACGTTCTGACGAAGCTAGGAATGAACACTGGATCAAAGATGGATGATTCATTCAAAAATGAAACGACAAAGATAGAAACAATTGCTAAGTCTACAAAAAAAGATGTAGACAATACTTTTGATAATCCAGTTAAGTTCACTATCAAAGCGGATAACTCAGATGCTGAAAAAGATGTCAAAGAAACAAAAGCTTTTTTGAAAGATATTCCGAAAAGCAAGATCACTGAACTCAAAGCAGATAACGATGGCGCTAGCTTAAAGATCAAAGCAACTAAAGAAGGTATTAGTGAAATACCTAAACAAAAAGAAACTATTTTGAATGCTGATGCCACTCAAGCAAAGTCTGAAACAAAAGAACTTGGGGAAACTGCTGAACGAACAGAATCGAAGTATATGAGCTTAAAGGACAAGCTTTCTATTGGTGCTGTGGCTGGAATTGCTTCAAGTGCAGTTCAAGTAATCACAGGTAGCTTTAGTGATCTTATTGGTGAAGCGATAGAAGCTTCTGATTCAATCGACAAATTCCGTTCTACTATGAAATTGGGGAAATTCGGCGATGAGGAAATATCAAAAGCGGCTAAAGAGGTCAAAAAATATGCAAATGAAACTGTGTATGATTTATCAACAATTTCAAATACGACCGCTCAATTAGCAGCAAATGGAGTCAAAAACTTTACTGAAGTAACAGAAGCGGCTGGTAACTTAAATGCTCAAGCTGGTGGCAATGCAGATAACTTTAAAGCAGTTGCGTTAGCGATGACTCAAACTGTTGGAGCTGGGAAGTTAACAACCGATAATTGGAATCAAATAGCTGATGCTATGCAGGGAGCTTCTGGCGTATTACAAGAAGCAATGAAAAAGAACGGTGCATACACAGGTAATTTCCGTGATGCAATGGAAAAAGGCGAGATTTCTGCTGACGAATTCAATAAAGCGATAGTGGAACTTGGGATGACAGATGGTGCAATCAAGGCAGCTAAATCAGTTGAAACCTTTGAGGGTGCAATTGGTAATTTACGAGCTGGAATTGTAACCGGATTGGATGACATTATTAAGCATTTAGGCAAAGACAAGCTTACAGGTATAATCAATGGCGCATCTGGTTCTGTTGTCGGGTTATTCCAACATGTTTCTGACGTCTTTTCTTATCTGGACAAAAACAAGTCCACGATTGGAAATATCACTGGCAACGTCAAAGATTTAGCAAAAGCGTTAGTCTCAGGAGCTTGGGATCAAGGAAAGGATATTCTCCTTGCTGTTGCAGATATGTTCGGTTTGATCGATGATAATACAAAGAAAATCAAAGATCCTCTCAAACAGTTGGATAAAATCATTGAAAACCTAGCTGACAATAAAGATAAAGTTGAATTACTGGGTAAAGCACTTGTGACTATGTTCGCAGTGAAAAAAGGTTTTGAATTCATTTCGATGATCAATCAAGCTCGTAAATCTCTACTTGAATTTACTGCAGTCGAAAAAGCAACTAGCTTTTTAAGCGGTGGTGGCCTTTCTTTTGGGAAAAAAGCAAGTACAAAAAATATAGGAAATGTGGGTGCTGAAATTGCTGAAACAATCTTACCAAAAGGTGGTAAAGGAGTCGCTACTATTGCTGATGATGCACTAGAGTCTGTTTCTAAACTAGGTGGGTTAGCAAAACTAAGTAAAGGAGTAAGCAAAGTGCTACCTTTTGCTGGGGTACTTGCCAGTGCAACTGAACTGTTGGGTAAAGGATCAGCTTCTTCAAAACTAGGGGCTTTTGGTGGTTCTTTAGGCGGAAGTGCGGCAGGAGCAGCTATTGGAACTGCTATTTTACCAGGAATTGGAACTGCAATTGGTGCAGGATTGGGTGGACTTGGCGGAACTGAATTAGGTAAAAATCTAGGGAAAGATATTGGCAAAGGATTTAAAAGCTATGCACCTAATTTAACGAACTTTTTGGGAGATATAGGGCATGATATAACTAAAAAATTTAGTAAAAATGTAGGATCAAATGCAAAAGAGCTTTCAAAAACTTACACCAAAGAGATGGAAAAACTTAATAAAATAGCTGTCAAAACACCAAAAGGCGATAAAGAATTAAAAAAACAGAAAGCCCAAACGACTGAAATATTCAAAGATATGTCAGACTCTATACAAAAATATTATAAAAAGAAAGAAAAATCATCTAAAAGTGATTATGATTATTTCGTTAAAAATGGATTAATGACCCAAAAAGAAGCTGACAAAGCCCTAGCTAAACAAAAGAAAAATGATGGTGAACAGAAAAAGAATCATCAAAAAGCTCTCAAGGCTATGCAAGTTTATTCTGGTGAACATTATGCCAATGTGGAAAAAATCGAAAAAGGTGGTACCAAAAAACTCCAAGATATCGCAAAAAAATATGGAAAAGATAGTAAAGAATATAAAAAAGAATTGAACAAAGAGTTAGAAGAAGAGCAGGAAAAATATGCTAAAAACATGAGTAAAGCGCAGTCTAAGCTGAACGAGCAAATTAGCAAAGAAACGAAAATAGCTTCGGGAAAACAGCTAGATATTTTGCAGGATTTGAAAGACCATAAGGGCAAACTCTCTCATGAAGAAATGAAAAATGCTATCTTAAATTCTAAAGAACAACGTGACACGATCATTAAAGATGCAAAAAAAACAGCAAATGATTCAATAAGTGCCGCTGATAAAAAATACAAAGAAACTGTTGAAAAAGCAGACAAAGAACGTTATGAAAATGGGACTATGTCTAAGAAGCAGTATGATGAGGTTGTGAAACAAGCAAAGAAAGAGCGAGATGATGCTGTCACAGCTGCTACTGAGAAAAGGGATAAATCAATAAAGAAAGCCCAAGAAACTCATAAAGAAGTAGTAGATCAAGCAACCCAACAGGCCGGAGAACACAAAGGTGCTGTTGATGGTGAAACAGGTGAAGTTGTAGGCTCTTGGGATGAAATGAAAACAAACATGGGATCCATTGTTGAAGGTGTCGCACACAGTATTGGCCATTTGATACATGCATTGAACAAAGATTGGGGAAACGACCTTATTAATTTCAAATTTGGTGCTCATGCAAAAGGTTCTAGTGGATTGACCGAAGACGAAATTTCTCTGGTTGGAGAAGAAGGATTCGAGCTTGCTCATCATCCATCTAAAGGTATTTTCCCTGTGGGTGTTAGCGGTCCAGAAATTCGTCCTCTGCAAGCTGGTACTTCAATTTTACCCCATCATATGTCTAAAGAATTCTTGGCAATGACAAAGGGGCTACCCGCACACAAAGACGGTGTCTGGGGTACTATCACGAATATGTTTGATTGGGTTAAAGATAAAGCTAAAGATGTATGGTCTTTCGTTTCAGATGGTGCCGGCAAAGCTTATGATACGATTGCTGATAAACTTGGTGTCTCTGACTTTTTAGATAACCTTGGTGATTCAGCTGAATATAAAGTTGCTGCAGGTGGTATCTCTAATATAAAAGATAAGATTATCGAATACGCACAAAACTTCTTTGATAAGTTTAATGAAGAAAATGGAGGCGGCAGTTTCGATGGTGCAATGGCAGATAATGTCTATAAGTATTTAGTAGATATTGCAAACCAAGCCGTTAGGAAATTCGGTATGAGCGGGATTACTTCAGGTTACCGACCAGGAGATCCATATTGGCATGGGAAGCATCAAGCGATTGATATTGCTTATCCATCAAGTATGAATGGTTCAAGCAAATATTTTGATCCTGCAAACTGGGTATTTGAGAATTTTGCTGATAAAGTTGGATATGTTATCACACAGGGAAAAGTGCGTGATAGAACTGGCCAATCAGGTCAACCAGCAACTGGTGCATGGGAGCCATGGCCAGATAATGATCATTACGACCATTTGCATATCACTGGTAAATTAGGATCGGGAGATATTTTCAAAGCAGGAGGCGGTAGTTCTCCTGCTGGTTCAGGTGCTGAAAGATGGCGAAGCCAAGTAATTGAGGCTGCAAAAATGGTCGGATTTCCAACAGATAAAGGGCATATAGACAGAATCATTAGTCAGATCCAAACAGAATCAGGCGGAAATGAGAAAGCTGTTCAAGGTGGTTATACAGATAGTAATACCATTACTGGAGACTTAGCAAAAGGATTGATGCAAACAATTAGTGCTACTTTCAATGCTTATAAGATGCCAGGTCATGGCAATATTTTTAATGGATATGATAGTATCTTAGCCGGTTTAAGATATATCATGGCTCAATATGGAACAGGTGCTGGCTTCTTTGCAAATATCGGAATGGGGCATGGTTATGCTGATGGTGGAGAAATAAATGGTCCTGAATTAGCATGGATTGGGGAAGACCCTGCTTATCCAAAAGAGTTTATGATAAATCCTGCTAAACCTTCTGCAGATGACTTGATTATAAAAGCAATCCGCTCGAGGGAACAATTTAGACCCGCTTCAGCAAATAATGTATCAAGCAATTCGAGTGGATTTTTAACAAGCGAAATTTCAGAAAGTTCACTTCAGAAGCTGTCTCAAGCTTTGAATAATCGTCCAGTTGAGGTAATTAGTCATCTAGACGGTAAAAAAGTCAGCAAAAGTGTAGATGAATATACTGGTTCATCATTAGCAAGAAAACTATATATGAGAGGAAAGAATTTCAATGGATGATAAAACATCAGTATTTCTCCAATTTAGTACAGGTAAATTTTACTTACTAGCAAATTACCGAATAAAAATCATTGATATAAAAATTGGGATGCCAGTACCTAAAAATGAATTTTCTTCTTATGCAGGTTCAGTAGGAAAAAAGCTGCTGACACACTCATTTGATTCTTTTCCTATTACTTTTGAATTTGATTATTTTGCAGACAACTTAAATGATCTTATTTTAACTGAAACAGAGTTGAGAGAATTGTTTAATAAAGAAGCTGAATACTACTTTATCTATACGAAAGAACCTGGTAAAAGATTTCCAGTGATCGTTGAGAGTATTACTATAACCAAAAAGGCATATTTTAAAGGAAATTGTGTTGTATCATTTTCCGCCTATAAAGGATATTCTGAATCGATGGCAACGACTTTATCTGATTTCAATTTGGATGAGGATTGGCAGTTTTCTCAAGGTCTAGTTTCTGAAGATTTTAGTTATACACACAATACTAGTTTCTTTAAGATTTTTAATGCTGGCAGTTTTGGAATTGATCCGAGAGAGTCAGATTTACGTATTACCCTCGAAGGAGAATCCGAAGGAAATGTTACCATCTTTAATAAAACAACGGGTGATCGCTTTATTTATTATCCATCACTTTCTACAAATCTCGGTCAGACACTAGTGTTGGATGGTGTATACCCAAAATTGAATGGTGTAAGCTGTGGTATTGATACAAACCATGGACTAATCACTTTAGCTGAAGGGGTCAATGAAATCGAAATTCAAAATATTACTAGAGTGAAATCTTCTTGGGATTTCCGTTTCTTGTATAAGTAGGTGATACTTTGAAAAACATATTAATACGCAATTATGAAGAAACAAAAGAGGAAATCCTTATTAACTACGATAAGGATTCTTTTTCTGTCTCGTGGCAACAAAATGAAACATGGGAGTTATCTGTTACTGTACCAAGGACAAAAGGAAATCAGATAACCTTCGACTTAATCGATTATGAAAACTATGTTGTATTTGACGGTCAACAGTACTCAATCAAACAGATGAGATCATATGCTTCTGGGAGCCAAATATATAAAGATGTAGTAGCCACCCACATTTATTACACCATTCAAGATGGCCGACAGTATGATACTGTTTCCGGAACAAAGTCGATTAATGACCTGTTGACTCATATTTTTAAAGCAGGAAATCGTGGATTCAGTTGGGAAGTGATTGATCCCAATAATATTTTCTTAAAGAAAGAACAGGAAAATTTTGGGAATGATAATTATTTAAATCTCATAAATGAGATTTTGAATGATTATGGTGCTGTTGTAATACCCAATAATAAACATTTAGTTTTTTATCCAATTTCAGAGTATGGAAAAACTACTGAACAACAGATTCGTTATAAATATAATACAGACGATGTATCGTTTGATATTGATACTTATGCCCTGAAAACACAAATCAAAGGCTATGGTAAGTTGAAAGAAAATGCAAACACAGACAATTTAAAAGATAGTGATTATGTCTTTCCTCCCGTAACTTATACGAGTGCTGAATCAGAAAAATGGGGCATTAGAATACAAGATCCAGTGGAAGACGAGAGTTACACAATTCAAAATAATATGCTCGTGTATCTGAAACAACAGTTACATGATTATCCAGATATTTCTGGTTCGGTGACATTGAAATGGGCTGTATCTCTTGATAAAGGAGATAAAGTCCTTTTTGTGTATGAACCTTTAAGTTTAAGTACCTATATCCAAGTTGTCGGTATTACAACTTATCCCGCTATCCCTAACAAAGCACCAGAAATCACATTGAGCAACACAAAGAAAACAATGACGTCGATACTCACTGAAATGGCGAAGAAAGGAGTGATTTGATGGGGTTATTAAAATTAATCAGTAACCGTATCTCTACGGAATGGAAAGAGAAATTTAATAAAAACATTGACTACCTCAATAATCTCGAAAAGAAACTGTCTGATCAAGACAAATCGACGAACAGTCGAATCGATAACTTAGTGCTGCATTCAGGTGGCGAATCGCCGAATGAAGTGGTTGATGCACGAGTTAACAATAAAGGGGAAGTTTTTGACACACTGCATGGCAGACTATTAGAACATGAAAACCTGTCAGAAGAACAAATTAGCGAACTGAATACAAACATGGATAGTCAAAAAGAGCAAGTTCAACAATTGAACAAGTCTGTCCAACAGATTATTGGTGGGTATAGTGAGCCAATAAATATGTACGTTTCAAAAAACGGTAGCGATATTTCTGGTGATGGATCTGAAGAAAAGCCATTTCTTACCATCCAAACAGCAGTCAATAATATTCCTCTGATTACAACAGGTTCTATTACGGTTTGGATTGATAGCGGAGTTTACTTGGAGGATGTGATGATTCAGAATCTAAATTTTACATCCTTTTTGATTCGTCCCATAGATAATTTCAATGCTATTGATCCCTCAAAAACAGATTTACCTGTCAAAGTTCGGTCCATCTGCTTCACTGGATTTGAGTCAATATCTTGGACACATTTTAGTAGAGACGGTTAAGCCATTTTTTCTTTTGCTAATTCTTCAAATTCCTGTGGGGTTAGATAGTGAATCGAGCTATGGATTCGATTTCGGTTATAAAATCCTTCAATGTAGCTAAATAGCGCTCGATTTGCTTCTTCAAAATCTGAGTAGCTAGTCGTGTAGACTTCTTCTTTTTTCAATGAGGCATGGAAAGATTCGATTCCAGCATTATCATAAGGTGTTCCTTTTCTACTATAAGAATGCCTTATTTTGTTGGTTTTAAGCCATTGTTCCACTTCTCTTGCTGTGTATTGGCTGCCCAAGTCAGTGTGTAGAATCATTCCTTCTGGAATGTGATAATGTATTTTTGCTTTATTCAATGTTTGAATGACACAATCCACAGTCATTCGTTTTGAAAATGTATAACTAATAATTTTTTTCGTGTGTAAATCCATGATTGAAGATAAGTAACACCAACCATTTTTCTTAGTAGGAATGTACGTAATGTCAGCTGCCCATTTCTCACAGATCGTTTCAGTAGAAAAGTCCTGATTTAAGAGATTCTCTTTTGAAATGATCGGTTTATTAGACCTTTGAGGTCTATATTTTTTAACTACAATCGACCTTAAATTTAATTGTTTCATTAGCTTTTGGACATGTTTAAGAGATACTGAAATCCCTTCTTTTAATAAAACTTGATGGATCTTTGTGGCACCATAGCGTTGTTTATTCGTAAAAAAAATTGTTGAGATCTTCTTTTTCAACTTATTATTTCTGATTTCTGTAGCTGTCAACGGTTTATTCTTATAAAAATAATAGACACTTCTAGGGATTTCTAATAACCGACACAACAAAGAAACAGTGTAATCCTTACACCATTTTTCAATAAATTGAACAAGCGAATTTAGGTTTTCCGAGAGAATATGGCTGCGGCTTTTTTTAAGATTTCAAGTTCCTCATTTAAACGAGCATTTTCTTTTCTCAGTTCAGCTACTTCTTTTCCAGTCAGTCCTGTGGACTGATCAGGTAAATATAAATTCTTCCATTTGTAAATCGTTGCTTCAGATAAGCCATATTCTTTCGCTAACCCTCGAACAGAACGTCCAGTTTGATTCAGTTCAACAATCATTTGTTTAAAATTTTCTTCATATCGGGTCATAAAAATTCATCCTCTCGTAGATAAGTTTAATTTATTCTTGTCTCTACGAAAAGCTGTCTAAGATTTGATACTAACACCACGTTCAACATGCGTAATTTCTCTAACAAGAAAGTATACGTTATGATGCGTGCAACTAATGATCCAGAAGGAAACACTAAAGGCGGTGCGCAAGATTTCCATGACAAACGCTGGTATTTAAATATTCCGAAACGATAAAAAATAGCCCCTCGTTGAGGGGCGGTACATAATTATATTCAGCTATAAAGATTTTTTGTGTTTATCCTTATATTTTCTGTGTTTTTTTATATTTTTCTTTGGAAATAATTGATCTATTGATTTTGAACTGCTAAATCCTAGTTGAAGTGCAAGTATCTCACTTGACGCAATAGTATTTATAGGGGCGTAAATTTTACTATAATTATATCCAGGGTTAACAGACTTCATCAATTGTTTCAATACACATAAAACTACTGCAATTCTATTTGTATATTTACTATTGGCTTTATCAAATTTATATAATATTTGTTTCCAATCATTATGTATGATTGGTGTAGTATGCAGTTTAATATCGATAATATTCGAATTATGCGCACAAACATTTCTAACAAATTTTAAACATTTCAACCATGAAATTAGTTCTGTAGGCGTGCATCCATAAAAATCAGCTAATCTTTTTTGATTATTATTTGACATTAAATCTACTAGATGAATTGCATCACCAAAGGTTAACACGTCGACCGCAAGCCAAATTGATGGGAACTTTTCAGGGTTTAAATTTGTTGGCTTTGTTATTTCTGGATTTGAAGAATTTGAAATTTTAGATCTAAGTCTTTTTTTGAAATCTTTTTGTCTATCACTTAAATAGTATTTACAATATTCATCTCTGTTACACCAAGATGGAAATTTAAGATATTCAAAAGGTCCTAACCTACCTAAAACATAAGCTATATTAGTTTTAAATGAAACTTCTACTTCTTCAATACAATGAAGTAAATATACACGAAGATTTTTATCTTGGTAATATCTACTTACTACTTGATCAAAGTTTGTTCCTTCATAATTAATTTCACCATCTATTACACGGGACAAAGGTCTTGCTACTTCTTTAAACCTATAATAACCTAGTTGATTAAGCATTCTTTTTGCATTCTCAATATTAGTGACAGTCATGCCTCTTGATTTAAAAAGCTCGACTTGCTCACCATAAGAAAGAGGGATTGGAATTTTCATCAATTTCACACTCCTACATAATAAAAAACCCCCACCACAGAACGTATCTGCCCAAAAGGGAGTGAGGGTATCGGCATATTCAATAACATTATATCATAACTTTAGATAATGTACAGCGATTTAAAAAGAAATATGAACTATGCTCGCATAACCATATGCGCTTAACTTAAATCTTATGAGGCATATAAAAGACCTCAACCAACCATACTTGGATGAGGTCTTTTTTCATTTTTTCTGAAAAATCTAAGCAAATAATAGACTAAAAAATAACTATGTGAGATAATAAACATAGAAAAAAGCTTCAGATACTCTCTCACCCTAGAGTCTTTCCCCAAAAAGACAAGTATCTGAAGCTTTTTTCTTTTTATAACTCGGAAATAATATCATAAAATAATATATTTTACAAACAAAAATAAACTGGTTTTTTTCTAGTGATTGTGTAATAATAAA